TGCAAACCGGTACCGCAGATTGGCAAGGTCTTGAAGTAGCTGCTTCCCGTCGGTGTTGGTAAGGCGCTTCCCGCTTTCAAGCACTGCGTCCAACCGCGCAATGTCTGCGCAGGTAGTCACCGTGCCGGTGGAGGCGTCAATCAGCTCGGGAAGGTCAATCATGGTGCCGCCCCTATTCGTCGATTAGGTCCGGTGGGTGTCCTTTGAATTCTGCTAATTGCTTTCGCAGGTGATTACAAAGATACCTATAGTTTGACTCAATTTGCTGGTGCCGTCCAAATTGGTCCTCAAGCCTAGCCTTCAACCGTTCCACTTCCGCCACCGCCTCCGCCCACTGGTGGGCCAGGGCTTCAAGCGCCGCGGCCATCACTTCCGGCGTTAACTGCCTCTCTATAAAATCCTTCCTCATTCTTCCCCTCCATCGTACCCCATGGATGACATCACGCTAGCAAGTTTCCGCTTGCTCTGTTTCCAGATCTGGTCCACCCGTTGCCGGGTGATACCGATACGGCGCCCGATGGCTCGCTCTGGTTCCTTGTCGATTATGGACATAACGACTTCCTGTGAACGGGCTGGAAGGCTTCGCAGCCCCTGCCGCACATCGTCCACCAGGTGAGCTTCCGGCCTTGCCGGGTCCGGCTGCCGGTGGTCCTCAATGTCGATGGTGTAGGACTCGCCATCACTGCCGCGGGTGTGCAGGGATTGCGCCGCCAGTGATTTCCTTATGCGCTCCATGCGCACATATTCAACCGCTATCGACCAGCAAACCCGGTAGCACCATGTCGAAAACGCGCCCTTGGTTCCGTCGAAACTGTGCAGGTTCCGCAGCACATTCAACGCGCATTCCTGTTGCCAGTCCTCAACGTCAATGCCCGTCGGCACCCATCGGCGCGCTGCCTTATAAACCAGCGGTAGGTTATTGTCGTAGAATTCCCGCACTTCCGGCGCCGCCGGCGGTAGGATCTTCGACTTCCGGTAGGCTTCAACCGCTACGACGTTTGCCGCCGCCGCTGTCGGCGTCCAGTACCGATGCCGGCGGTTTCTTATCATGCCGGTGGGTGGTGATATGATGCCGCGGTTCAATAAATGGGTCACGTTTGAAACGTGCATTCCGCACATAACCGCCAGGTCTCGCGCCATAATCCGTTCCACGGTTTAGCCTCCCACCGATTCGATTTTCAATAACAAATCTTGCACCCACTCGGGGTGGTATTCCTCTCCGCAGATTTCCGCCTTGGTGTTTTCGCGCAAGGTCTCCGCGACTTCCTTCAAGATGCCCTGATACATCATGATTGCAAGCTTGGCGCTTGCAAAGTCTGATATTGTGTAGCTCGCCATCACTGGTTCTCCATCGCAATATCAAATATCTTTTGAATAATTATCGGTGTTTCTGGTTTCAAATCTGCATTGTTATTTATGTAATCATCTTCAATTATCCCTACAATTCCACCAAACGCTGCTCTGTAATGAACAAGAAGTTCTTTTGCCTTATCAATGCCAATGTTATCTATAGTTTCATCTTTAAGAGGCGATACAAAATCATCTAAATTCCGCATCAAAGAATCAGTATGAAACCGCATCATGCAAACACTCCTAAAAACGACAAGAAAAACACCCAAGTTAACCCAAACACAAAACAAACCAGCACGCAGAAAAACGCCCACGCCAATAACATGGCCACCGGTGTGGGCGGGCTTCGTTCCATCATTCTGGTAGCCTCCACCATTGCTTGCCGTCGCGTTCAAATTGTTCCACCTGGGTGCCGTCCTTGGCCTTGTACAAGCGACTGGAACCAATCCCAATAGCTTGGGCATCGTTCCGCAGGTGGGAAACTCGCTTCGGGCCCAATGCCAATGCCTCCCGTAACCAATCCATGTCGCCTCCCAGGTTTGCCGCGGGCCTGCCCGGTTCGCCGCCGGTATCGTCGGCGCCTCGGGGCGGGTCCAAATCGTATTCATTGCCGCCGCTGTCCATCGTCACCCCAAGCGCCGGCGGTTTCTTGCTGTTGGTTTTGCTTACTTGCAACCGGCGCCGATTCTCGGCTGTTGCGTCGGGTGCGTCAAGGTTGATTACTTGCCGCACCGCACCCACGATTCGGTTCCCCAAAACCTGCCCACCACGGTTCAAGTGGGTAACCAGCACGATTGAAACGTTGCACCGGGTGGCGATCTCCGCCAGGGGCTTGAAGAAGGCCTTGGCTTCCTCGGGGCGCCCTTGGTTCCTATCGGTGGCGTTGGCGCAGGTATCGACAAACACCACCACGGGCTGAACTCTCCGGATTCGGCGCTCCAATGCTGCTAAGTCCTCGATGCTGTCTAGGTTCGTGCCGGCGTATGGGTTGGAACGGTTTCCGTTAAGCACAATGGCCTCGGGTGCGAATCCGAATTCCCCCGGTATAGTCCCCAGTTCAGCCCATTGGCTATCGGCTGCAATCCACATGACGCGAGAGCCCACCGGATGCGTTGCCGGCGTTCCATCGGGCCACGGAAGGCCCAACCATAGGCGCCGCGCAATGTCGGCACATAGGCGCGTTTTACCTATGCCCGGATCACTTGCCAAGCAGGTCAGCGTTCCGCGTTGAATCCACCCGGGCCAAGTCCAAGTGATGGTTGCCTGCAACGCTATCAGGTCCGCCGCGGTTGCGTCTGGGTCGCCTTCCGGCGCTATATCTTCCGGCACTGACTCCGGCCCGAGGTAAGGTGCCGCGGGCCTTGGTGCAGGCCTTCCCGCGGGCTGGGCCTGCCTGCCGGCGCCAAGTAACCGGCCCACATCCTTGGCGTTCTTCGCCGCGCTGTTGATCTTGTGCACCAACTCCGGCTCTGTCCACGGTGGCTGGCATGTTGCGTTCCACTCTCGCAAGAGCGCTAAGGCTGTCTCTTGATCAAGCCCGAAGCCCTCCACCAGCTCCATGGCCGCATGATAGGTCTGCCCATGCCCACCCGATCCGCTTACCGCTCCCGGGATCTTCGCCAGGTAGGCCCGAGCCCGCGCCACGGTGTCCGGTTCGGTTCGTTGGCGCTCCAGACTTTGAAGGGCTGCCGTTTGTCTGGCCCACGCGCCGACAAGCCCCACCTCGATGGCTCGGTTGTTGGCCTCGCGGGTGGCTTCGTCCAATACCGCCGCGGGGGCGCTTGCCACAAATGCGATTCGTTGGGGCCTGTCGTCGGTGTTGGGTCCCTTGCGTGCCTTAGTGCCGTACAATTTCCAAATCCGCGCCGCGTTGTACGTGACACAATCCACCGCCGCTTCGGCTGTGTCGCACCGCTTGGCCAGTTCCGCCAGGATCATCTTGTGCCGAGTCCGGCTGTCGTCATCGTTGGGCCAGTCTATCGGGTAGCAAAGGTGCCACCCGTTGCCGGAGCTGCCAATAACCGGTGCCACTAATCCCGCGGCGCCCATGATTGCTTGAACGTGTGAAGCGACTTGCCACGCCGCGGCGCGCTCCGCCTCGCTTGCGTTGCTGCCGGTGGGCCTTGTCGGGTCGATGTCAATCAGCAGCCAGCGCCGCCTTAGGATGTCGGCGTCTCGCGTGCAGACTGTCGCCGGGCCAATCTGCCCGAGGCGCCGCGCCGCCAATCTGGGCGCCACGGGGTTGGGTGTAAAGTAAATGCCGGTTGCTTGACTTCGCTCAAGGTCTGCCACGGCCCGGGCTGCTGCGTCAAGGTCTTCGTGCCGATACCAACCGCATACCGCGCCGGCTGGAAGAAAGGCCCGAATCTCAATGATGTCTCCGGGCTCGGTAAAATGCTCGAGGCATTCCAATACTCGTTCCTGTTCTGTCATATCATCCTCTCCGTAAGAGGCGCCGGCACCCGAAGGCGCCGGCGCGTTGCTGGTCAATCGAGACTAGAAGGGCATATCGTCCTTATCGAAACTTGGTTCTACCGGTTGGGGCATGGAAGGCGCCACCGATACTATCCGGATGTTGTGCCACGGCTTGCCGGCTTGGCTAAGTCCCGAGGTCTTGTTGCACCGGAAGGCCTTGCCCACCAGGCTCGGCACCGTCTCCCGTAGCATGCGGGAGAAAGGTTTGCCGGCTGCTACCGTCCACTCATGAACTGGGTAGCCAAGAATTGCAAGGTCGGCGCCCAAAAGGTTTGCGCTTAGTGGGGTGCGAAAAAACGTTGCCGCTTCGCATACCGTGCCGGTAAATGGTCCGGCTGTCACCCGGTACCGCCACCGTAGGATTGTCTCGCCGGTTTTGTCCAGCTGGACAAGTTCGGCGTGAACAATCTCAAGCTGGTAAGGCCCGTCTTCAAGCGCTTCCAGGCCCGCGGGCCTGTTGTTCTGTGACGGGTTGAACGCATGGTCGAACTGGTCTAGGCTCACTTTCCCTCTCCTTGAATAGCGGTTCGTTCCTCGATCATCATTTGCAGGTCAGCAATTACGTTTGCCGCTTGCACTGCGGTGAGATCCGCGGATGCCTTTACCCCGTAGTGCTCTTTCACGCCAAGCCAAAAGGCTGCATCGACCCCGGCTTCTCGCCCAAGGCGCGCCATTTCTGCCAGCGCCTTTACCCCGGCCTTTCGTTCTGCCGGTGCTGTCGGTGCTGTCGGTGCTGCCTGAACTGGTGCAGGTAGCGCCAAGGGTTCCGGCGCTGCCCCGGGAATGCTTTCGACTTCTGACTCGTCTAACATCCCAAGGCCGCATATTGAAAGCGTTACGCGGCGCTTAGACTTGGTCTCGGCTTTCATCAGGGCATTCGCTAGCGCGTCCCCCTGAAGGCCTTTAACCGGCACTGCGCCGGTGCTTTCATCGGTGCGCCCATCGGGCATTGTGGCGCGTGCCGTCACTACGTGCACGCCGTCGGTGGTTTCTCGGCTTACGATTGCCACGCTCACCCGGTGGACTCTCCGAAGCTGGTCGGTTGCGTCTCGGCGCGCGTATAGAACTAGCTTGCCGGAAAGCCGGAGGTACTGGAACGGTTGGCTTTCCAAGGTCAAGCCGGTGGCTTCGCATATTCTGCGCACTAGCTCGAGACGCTCCGCCGGTTGCAGGCGCTCGAGGTTGCCATCGACCACCGCGGTTTCCCATCGTTCCGCGGTGCTTTCCATCGGCATCAATTCACTTGCTGTTGTCATTGTTCCTCTCCCTTCTAATTTCTGAACGATCAATCCTTACGTTGGGCCCGGCTGTAATCCGAAGTGACACCCTGCCACCCGCCGCCGCCTCCACACATATCACACATTCGTTCTCCCCTTCGCCGATTACGAGCTCTTCGCCGACTTTACGGTTTAAGTAGAGCCCACCGAAACTTGGCCCGTATGTCATCTTGAAACCTCCATGGTTATGTGGGCCGCTACCGGCCCTTGATTGATTGTGATGGTAACCGTTTCCGCGTGCCGGCACCCGGCAACAAGCGCCAGGAGCGCCAAGCCCCACCGGATTGGCGGGCGCCCCTTCGGCACCCATGGACGGTATACCACGGGTTTGGCTGCTTCGGCTTCCGCCTTGGCCTTGGCTTCCTGTTCTGCCAGCGCTTCAACCGCCGGCTGTATTTCTTCGGGTTTTAAATCAGGCGCTTTCACGGTGAGGCCTCCGTGCTTTGACGCATTCAAGGCCTGAGTGAGTGATGCCGTTGGCTAATTCGCCTACCTTCCACAAGCGCTTGTAAAGCTGGTCCTCGTCAAGATTGGCAAGATCATCGACAAGGCGCGTCGCCGCATACGATAGAGCCAGCAGACGCATCGTAAATTCTTCTTCCATTGGCTTTCCATCTCCTGAAATAAGTGAGCAGGCCTGTGACAAAGAACCCTCGGGGCCACGCACCCCGCGCCAGGCCTGCCCGGTTTCCCCACGCGGTATCTACCGGGTGGGGGTGGCGGGAAGGCCTGCCGATTAGTCGGCCATAGTCCAGAACCTTGAACCGAGCCCGCTTATTGCGCCATCGGCGCCAACGGTAGCGTACACGGTGTCCTTGCGGCTGAACCCGTCATTCTGCGATAGCATCCATTTACCGGGCTTTGATAGCACTACCCTAGAACCCATTTTCGGGGCCCACTCTCCGGTAGCAACGTGTTTGGCGCAAATTTTGCCACGGCTGCACTGAGCGTACTGTCCTGAAATCTGAATTTCCATCTTCCTACTCCGTAAAGATTTCCTAATCCTGTGCGCCCCAGACCCCGAAGGGTTTCGCCCCGGCGCCCCGGGGCTCGTCAGTGGGTTTCAACCGCCGTTTGCAATCCGAGCGAAATTGTACTTCCAGTAAATATCGTTGCGCTTAATGTCGCTCTGGGTCATGGTGCCCTTGCCGCGGCAAGCGTAGCAAATATCTACCTTAACTCCCACTCGGCCATTCTGAACTACCTTAAGATGAAACTGGCCCGAACCGTTGCACTTGCCACATGTGATGCTTGCCATGAGCCCGTCTCCCGCTTGCGTTTTCTTGAAACCGTCCTTCGGTTCCATGCCTGTATTCTAATCAGCGTCGCGACCCTGTCAAGGGGTTCCGGAAGATTTTTCCGGAACCCTAAAAAGTTTTCTTATAAGGCTTCAATGGTGAGGCCGCGGTCCTTGGCGATTTTTTCCGCCAAGCGCTGGGCGCTGCGCTCGCTCCGGCAGTCGTAAACCTTGCCGACCCATTCCCCATCAATCATCAGGCCCACGCACCAAATTAACGTTTCGTCATCGTCACCCACTTCTTGGGCTTCGGTGATCGCCACGTAGTATTGCGATTGGATTTCTGGAAGCTCTTCGGCTTCGGTGTCACCGACAAACCCGGTGAACTTCATGAACTGCTGATCGTCGGAGCGGTGATCAACGTTTCCGTTGTAGTCGGTGTTGACAAAGTTAAAGTAGGTCTGGCTCATGTTCCGTTCTCCGTGTTGGCGTTTCTGACTGCGTCCCTCGCTGTCATGCCTGTATTATGATCAATGTCGCGACTATGTCAAGAGGGCCCGGAAAAATTTTTCCGGGCCCGGAAGTTTTTCTTAGTTACGGTACTTGGCGCGAAAAGCAATTTCTTCATCGTTTGCAATCTTCCAGCCAATTCCTTTCATGTTTGCATCGGCGATGTTGAAATGTTTTTCAAATCTGTGCTCGTCAGTTAAAACCGTATAAGCCAATCCGTATTTTTCTTGTTCGCGATCACAAATCATTCCAAACGTTTTCTGCCCCATGTTGTGAAGAACCACTACCGTTCCAATTGCGATCCAGTGCTGCTTGTTCATTTTCCGTTCTCCGTTTTCGTTGTCTTGGTCCCGTCCTTCGGTTCCATGCTTAAATTCTAGTCGATGTTGCGACGCTGTCAACACGTGATACAATAAATTTTTCACCACCGGAGAATTTTTCGATGAATGCTTTAGAAGGCTTGGTTGAAGTCGTCAGCGCCAAGGAGCTTGCCACGATGCTAGGCATAACCACCCAATCGGTTTGGGGCCTGGTTCGCCGCGGTGCTATCCTGCCACCCATCCGCATGAGTGCCCGGAAGCATGTGTGGTGTCTTGCCACCGCCGAGGGCATTGTCCGCGCGCGGAAGGAACCTCGGCTCCCGCAGGATACCACCCACCGCCGGCGCCGCGGAACCCAGCTCACCGTATGGGTGCCGCCGGAGTTGAAACAGGCACTCCAAGGGTTGGCTAGGGCAAACAATACCACGCTCACCGGTGCCGTTTGTTCCGTTATCAAGTCTTGGTGGGCTGTTTGCAGTACCCAAACAACGCCACCTGTTTGTTTGGGCAAAGATGACGGGTTAAAGTCTTAATCGGCTTTGGGTTGTGGTTTCTTGTTTGGTTGTTTGGCAGCCCCTATATACACCATAGGGGCTGTTCAAACAAGTGACTTATGGTAGGTCAATTAGGATAGATTGGTCGGCAATGTATTGGTGATCGACACCGCCGAAAGAGGTGAGGCGCTCCGGGGCGATAAGGTCCGCGGGCCGCATGGCGCCGCGGAACACCCATTCGGATTCGGGCCCGGTTCCTGTCATCAATACGTACCAGGTACGTTCAACCGCGGGTCTGTATTTGCGCATCGAAACTCGAAGGCTTCCGGTGGGGTAGCGGGTCGATTTAATGTCCACCCCTTCGCCATTGGAAAGCCTACAATCTATTTCCGCCGCGGTGCCGGCGCCTTCCTGAATTCCAGCCGGGTATATGTTTGCAAGCTTGCAAAACGCTAATTCGGAGCAGCTGGCCAGAAGGTCTTGATCTTGCCATGCCCCGGCCCTGCTTCCGTCGCCGATAGCCCACCCTGGAACCTGTTGACGCGCTCGCCATTCGGCGCGCCGTGCTGCCATCGCTCGGGCCAATTCCTGCTCCGGTGGCGCCAAAGTAACCGCGGTTCCTTTGATCATCGGCGCCCCTTGTTAGTTTAGGTTGTTTGCATATGCCAAACAACCATAAGGCCTTGCGTTGTAATGGTTTGCGTATGTTAGTTTACGATTTCCACGGGATAGGGTTTGTTGTTTGGGTGGGCCAAACAACGTTTTCAGGGCCTGCATTCAAGGCGCCGGCGGTAGTTCCCAGCGTCTTGAACTACGTGTTCGTTGTAGCTGGTCCAAGATTTCAGGTGCCCAAACGTGAAGTGACAATCTCGGCAAAGCGGCACCAGATTGGAAGGCTCTAATTCTAATTCCGGCGCGATGTGCACCGGCACCAGATGGTGGGCTTCAAGGTCCCGATCCGTGCCGCATGCAAGGCAGTCGGCGCCCTTCAAGGTCCGGTTGCGAAGGGCACTCCACCCCGAGGCCCGAGGCGCTCCGAAGATCATTCGCATGGTGGAAGTAAACAGGCCGTCAATCATGCCGCACCCGCCAGGTGATCGGCGCCGGCTTGGTGGGCCCGGGCCTTGGTGTTGGCCTTGCAATAGGTTTCCTTATCGGTGCGACGTACCGCCGCACCGGTGAAGGCGTCCCGGGTCATGTGGGGCATGGTGGCGCCGCTAGGGCAAACCAGACGATAGCAATCATCGGTACCTCACACACGCATACCAGCCGTTCCTTCCACGCGCCACGCCGACTTCTACCGCCACCCGCTGCCCATAGTAGCAACAATTCCGGATAGCCTGCCCGGCGCTTGCCGCTGAGAACCCCACGCCTTCATAGCGGTAACTTCCGCCCCTATGGGCCATTCGCCCCGCCTGTGCCGAAGCCTGAGCGGAAGCTTGCGCGCTCTGCGCCGGCGCCATTACAAGCGCCGCAAATAGAATCCATGTCATCACATCACCCTCCAACCAGCTGCACCCGATCCGTTGTTCGTCGAGTCGTATACGAGATCAGCCCACGAATTAACTGCAAGCGCTTTATCTGCTGCGCCGCTCATGTACATTCTGTTAGCCGCTGTGCTTGCAGCGTCATTATGCTTGAGGGTCACCGTTGCCGTGCCCACAGACACCAATCGGATCATGCGCCCATCGACATGCGCCCCACCAGTGGGTGGGGCGATACCTGTGATGTCCGCTGCAGTCGTGCAGTTCAACCGCTGGAATGCGGAGCCGGTGAGGACGTAATCATTTTGGTTAGCTGTGATTGCTGCTGGTGTCGAGGATGCAAACACCAGCGACCCTTCAGTTTTGATGTATCGGGTCGCGTAAAAATGCTGCTGCACCGTGGATGAGTTGCCGATGACGACTGTATTGGCACCCTCACCAATGGCTTGATAACCGATCACAATACTGTTGGAATCGGAGTTATTTAATCCTCGACAAGCATAGCCAATGTAAATTGAATTTACTGTAGTTGTTAAAACGGTGCTGCCATTTGCGTGATTGCGGGCAGCATCTTGGCCAACAATCACATTATAATTGCAGTTTGTGGTTAATCCGTGACCTGCCGCAGCCCCGATAATAACATTAAATCCACCAGTAGTTCCACTATATGATGCCTGCCATCCCAAATATGTGTTATATGTACCGGTAGTTAGTGATTGTCCGCATGAGTGCCCTACCGCTGTGTTGTTTGAACCTTTGCAATCTAATAATGCAGCATTGCCTACAGCGGTATTACTAGACTGTGTTGTGATTGCACGTCCTGCATCTGATCCTATTGTGGTATTAGATCCACCTGTCGTAATAGCTATTCCGCTACCATATCCGATAGATGAATTATTTGTGCCGTTTGTTACAGCAGCTAATGCAGACACACCAACTGCGGTGTTAGTCGTCACCCCGCTAGCACCACGCCCCACGGTCAATGTGTCGATCACAACCTTGCCCGGCCCACCAGTTGTCGCCTGCGCTCCTGGTGTGATCGTGATGCTACCACCAGCCCCACTTGTTACCCCGTCAGCGGCCTTAACTGTGATCGATGCCCCAGCCCCAGCCGATGCGCTGTTAGGCTGGCTTAACCCCTCAGCGACGACGGCAGCAACGGTAGCCCTGCCACTAGGTCCACCTGATGGTGTAACGGGTAGCAGGTCAGTATCTGCTACCGTTCTTGCATCTAGTTCATCGATTCTTTTGCTGGGCATTGTCTACCTCACTGCCAGATAATGTAATCTGTCGAGCCGTCGAATATCAAAAAGTCTGACGCACCCTGCCAGAGCAGGCCATCGGTTGGGCCTGATGGTGCTGGCGCTGAAGGCCCGACCCCTAACAATGGTAGACTCATAATACACCGGCGTTTGTAGCTAATCTGGTAAGCGTTGCGATAATATCCGTCATGGTTGACGCTACGTCAGAATCAGTACCGGCAAGCGCCCACACGTCTGGAATGTGATAATTGCGCCGCTCTTCTCCCAAGTCCCAACCGGTTGGGCTTGCCGCGTTGCGCCGCGCGATTCTAAACCATGCTTCCGCCGTCAACGGTTGCTCTATTCCGTTACCACTAAAAACCAACGACTCGACAACCCAAAGCGGGAAGGTTTGCGCCGGTGTTGCCGGTACTGTTACCGGAACCGTTGCTGGAATGTCTGCCATAGTTCCGCTCCGTTATACGTTGACTTCGATATAGCAAAGGTGCCCGGCAACGTTTACCGCGCCGCCAAGGCTAAGGTTTAAGGCTTCGCCGGGCTCCGTTTGGAATAGACCATACGCGCCGCCAGGTGCAAGAATCCCCACCGATGCCGAGGCGCCGCCGGAACTTGCAAGGCTCATCGGGCCCGATAGTGCCGTTGATGCCGATTGCCAAGTCGCCGTTACCGCGCCGGCTGCAACAATCACATAGGAAACCACCCGAATTCTCTTGCCGGTAACGGCTGCAACAATTGCGTTGGCGCCGCTTGCGCTTGCGTTAATAGCTGCAAATTTCATAATCAGAGCCCCAATTGTTTTGACAAGATCCGAAGGGCGATACTTAAAACCAATGACCACGGGAACAGGCCTTGCACTGCCTGAGCGCAAGTCGGTTCCTGTTCAATTGCTGCCTCAAGCACCGCCAGGTCGCCGGCGGTTTGCAGGTTGTCGGCCACGGGGTCCGCAGTAATCAGGGGGCCACCGCCGAGGGTTTGCGCTAGGGCATAACCTGCCACATTCCAGCACGCATGAACCAGCACCGGCGCGGGAATGTCGCCGCCCTTGACGCGATCCACGAGAAGGCCCAAGGCGTAAGACGGGAAGTCTGTCGGGTATGGTGTCAACATCTCAAATACTCCAATTGATTCGACGCGCCGGGAAGCCGTCAAGGCCTGAAAAGGCCCAACTGTCACCCGCCGCCAACATTCTATCAACTACTTCCGCATCGGCCCAAAACCCACACGCCGGCGGGTTGCCGGCGCCCAAGGGCCCGGTGTGCTTGCTGTCGCCCCAACTGTTACAGATAAAGCCGCCGGGCCTGCTGCCGTTCTTGTAGCCGATAAGCGCCATGCAGTGCTGCCAGGTTCCCGCGGGCTTGGCGAAGCCGTCGGCGTCTCGCTGGAACACAAACCCGCGGCTCGAGCAGATTGCGATTCCGTACCCGGAAGCCAAGGCTTGGCAAGCCTGCCGGAAGTCTTTGACCAGCGTAACCGCTCGCACCGGGTGCAGGCGCGCCACCGTCTCAATGCTGTCAGGTACTCCGGTTCGCCCCCATTGTCGGCACCGGGCTTCATCGTATCGGCGCAAATCTTCGGTGCCGTAGACTTCCCGATCCACAACACCCCACCGCCGCACAAACTCCGCGGCCCACGCGCCTACCGAACCGTCGCCGTTAATCCTGCCGCCGCCGACTTCAACGCGACTGCCGGCGTAAATAACTTCTTGGCAAAGGTCCTTGATGGTTTCGGCTTCACCGGCCAAAATCTCCGCCGCCATCGTCGCTTCGATTGCCGCCGCGGTCCCAAACGCTACGCAGCTTCCCACCTGCCCTTGGTTCCTGCCCGGCCAAGGTTTGCCGGTGATAGTCTCGCGGGCCTTCCACAAAAAAGCTTCCGGCGGTATGGTCTCCCGTTCCGCCGCGGGTGTCATCGAAAAAAACGGGAACGGCTGGGCGCCGGCCACCACCGCCACGGCTTCCGGATCGTCCACCCACCCCGGGACGTAATCGTCAATCATTTTAAGTTCTCCAAGATTTTTGCAAGCCGGGTGTAAATTTCCGTTGCCGCGGTGCGAATAGGAGGAGTAAGCGCCACGTCTGGGTCTGTCGGTAATACCGCCGCTAATTCCTCGCCCAATCGATTCCGGATAGCTTCCAGCGCCATGGGTGGAAGCACCGCCACGGCCTTCCGGCGGGCAAACGTGAACAGGTCACCGGCTGTCTTGATTTCGGGATCTGTTGCCGCCTTGGCTGCTCGCCGGTATACGTCTGCAAGCGCCACCATCTGCTTTGCCTTGTCTGGGTCTTGATTGGCTTCAAGCAGCGCCTGCAACGCCACCGCTAGCGGGTCCGTCGGTGCCACTGGCCCGGGTGGCACCGGTGGAGCGCTGCCCACCGTTACCACGCATACCGCCGCCTCGCTGGGGATGTCTCCCGCCGCGGTCCACGCCAGAATCTTGTACCGCCCCGGCGCCACGGCTGAAAAGATCGCGCTTCGGGTCGATTCCATGACGATAAGATCGGCATCGTCTCCCGCCAGGTACCACCTAACAAGCTTGCAATCTGTGCGCGCTGCAATCTGCACCAGGCGCCCCGGCCTTGCCGCTACCGCCGGCGGTAGGCTCACCGTAGGGTCTGCCGCCAAGGCTGCCGCTATTAGCCAAATCATTGCTTTGCCCCATTCATGCGCGAGATTTCGGTATTGCTGCGCGCCAGCTCGGTGATTTCCCGCGCCATGTGTTCCTGTGTTGTTGCGATTGTCTCGAGGGTTTGGCTTAAGCTGTGCAAGAACTCAAAGTGCCGATCTCGAATCGGGATGATAAGGTGTTGGGCGATCCACTGCGAAGTAGACCAAACACCGTAACCAATCGCCACCAATGCCGCCGTAGGCAATCCAACGGCTTGAATCCATGTCGGGTCCATCTACGTACTCCGAAGGTTTGGCGCCCATCATATCACGGTTGGGCGTAGTCGGTGCAATCCGAGCACGACTTGAACCGGCTGCCTTGCGCGCCGAATCGCACGCACTCCCCGTGAATGGTGCACGAGTGGAGCGCCGAACACCCACACGCGGGTTTCGGGTCGATTAGCGTTCCAAGGTGCACGCATGCGGTAGCGGCCCGGGTTTTCATGCGCTCGATGATTGCTAGCCGTTCCGCCTGATACGTTACCGCTGGTTCCATAGGTGCCACCATGGCCGAGGGTGTTATTGCGTTGTCGACACATTCCGCCGTTACGCCGGAAGGGAATTCAAGCCCATATAGAATCACTACCGGATTGCCTGCCACGCCGCTAAAGGTCACCGTCGCTACCCAATGCCCGCTATCGGCCAGCACGCCGAGGTCAAGCGTATAGGTGCCGACGGTCCACGCGCCGCCGGGAATCCGGATTGCCACGCATGGGGCACCCTTGGCCACGGATTTAACGACTAGATCGAAGCCGGCCACCGAAGTGTATTGTATCTGCTGTTTCTCTGCGCCGTTCACCGGGTCTTCGCCACCACATCCGGCGTTCAAGAGGTCCACCGCGGTAGGGTAGATTGGCGTCGGGTCCAATACTGCCGCCACCGGTGGCAACAATCCGGTGCCCGAATTATTCCCGCGGAAGCATCCAAGCCGGCCACCAGTGCGGTTTACTCCGAGCTGGCTCCACTGAGGGCGAAAGGTTCCGGCCACCGCGGGCTTGACCAGCGCCGCCAAACAAGAGTAGGTGCGCTTCCCGGTGTCCATCGAGCAATCCGATAGTGGGCCATTCTCCGCCTTGCCGTTGCAGCCTAGCCGATAGGGCATAAGCTGAATGGTTGCCGTCGCTGAGCGTATGTCTGTCTCGCAATAGCCGCCGGAAGGTGTGAACGGTATCGGGTCGGGGTGGCCCATCACCCACGTCGTGTTCCTGTCAAGAGGGTCCGCCAATGGGTCCAAGATCCGGGTGAGCGTTACGCCAAACGTCCCGCATGTTACGTAGGTGTTGCTTCCATCCGCCGGGGGCGGTGTGAATTCTACCGCCGGAACAAGGCGTTCCATGGTAACTAATAGGCTAAGCGTTGCGTCGGTGTTTACTGTCATGACGGCCCGGAAACGCCAGCTCATGCCATAACTTGGAGTGCCTGCAATCAGGATGGTTGATAGGTTCGCTTCGCCCTGCCAAATGCCTTCCGGTACCGGTGTTTGCGGTAGGCACCCAAGGCCCATAGTTACCGGCTGGGGGATGTATCGGGAAGGGCCAGTACCCACGGAAGGGCACGTAGACGGGTCGCGCGCGAAGGTCAGGTAGAGTATTCCCATTTGCATCGGCCACCCGATAGCGGTACACGCTAGCGCACAATCAAACGTGATCGGCACCGAATACCCCGCCGTGCTTGGCGCGCAAATATACTGCGCGACTGCAAACCGATGGTTCCCGCGGGCTTCCCCTTCCGGCGGTATCAGGTTGATGGTTCCAATTTCAAACGACATCAGGCACCAATGAAGAATTTAAGATTGGAAAGCGAAAGATAGGCCACCTGCTCCGTGAGTTGCTCGGGATTGTTGCTATTCTGTAATAGCGGGAATTTAATCGGTACCGCCACGCTCCCGCCCACCGAAGCGCCGGCGCCGAAAAACAGGTAAGGGTCCCATGGGGTGGTTATTCCGCCGATGATTCGGGTGTAGGTCCAATACCGAAGCGCCGCCACCCGCGGACTCTTCAGGAACTTGCCGCTAGAATTCTTGGCTAGATAAATCCAAACCTCGAGAACCAATATCTGCCGCTTCGGGTCAAGCTTCGGCACCGGCGGGGGCCCGATATAGACCATGTCGTCGGGAGGTTTTACCGGATTTTTAACCGCTCCCAAATTCCAAAACGCGATCCATGCTAGCCCGTCGAAGGTGCCTTCCAGTCCGCCGGCTTCGTTGTAGACGGGAAGCGCTTCGCAAAATGGGGTGAAGTCTTCGTGTATTCCGGTGCCGCTTCGGTTTACGTCTGACAACGAATCCTCAAAAAACGAGTCGGCCATCATAGGTTCCGCCACATGGCGGTTGCTGTAGCACCACCCGCCGGGCATAAGGTTCCCGAGCCAGTCCTCCCCCCATGTCGTGTCGGTTGCATCCTGCCAATAGACGTTTCCGGCTGCAAGGAACGGATCGTTGGCTTGGTCTCGCTTGGTTAAACGGATGTAGGTGTTGGGCATCGTGAACCGCGGGCCTGTATACGTCACCGTATACGCCGGGATGCTGTAAGGCGCCGTCACCACGGGAAGCCACTTCGCCACGTCTGCCAGGTCAAATCTAACCTTCTGCCGAAACGTTACCCCGTTGGGGAGCCCGGTATCTGATCCATACGGGATTGCGTTCTTGCCTGCTGCATCATGCGGAAGAATCATCTTGTTACCGCATAGGCCCGTCTGGAAGTCGACGGGTTGCGTGATTTCCTGAGTGTAGAAAAGCACATGGAGCGAAACCGACGGGAAAGCCGAGCCGGCGTCCACTTGGTTAAGGCAATTCCCGGCCAGCAGCTCGCCCTTAAATCCGTTCAAATTGTCACCGCATTGATGGTTATCTGTAACGTTGCGCCGCCCTGAACAAGGGTGCCGGCCAATGTGAAATAATAAACGCCACCCACAAACGAGCACCCGTTGCCACTAGCCGCCGGCGTGAAAATGCCGGGGCCAATACCGCCGACGTTGCCCACCACTGCACCGGTAGGCTCTGTGCAAAGGCTAAGCGTTGTCGCGAAACTAAATGGTAGGCCAATGGAAACGTAGCTGTAGACGTCCCCGCATGGTGATGATAGCGGTAGGGTAAATGCCGTTGGTGTTGTCGGGAATGTCCCGCAGATACCGCCGGAACAATGCCACAACCCACTTACGCTAGACGGTGGCGCTTTCCAGCCGCAGCACGAATAGGGGCGCGCCAGAGCGCCGTAGAAGGTCGAGGTCTTGCTGTCCCAGCATTGAAAGGTCTTTACTTCGCCCATGATTTCACTCGTAGGTCACATATAGGATATTGCCCACGCATTGAACCGATGAAATGGTGGAGCCGCTGCCGCCGCCGCCGATGTCGAATTCATAGTTGATCTGCCCGCGGTTCTCACTTCCGGCGCCGCGTATGCGCAGTCTTACAATCTTGCCGGTTGCCGCCGCCAGGTTATTCATCTCAAAGGCTTGGTTGGTTTCGCCGTCGCCGACGATTCCAAACTCTTTCAATTCATAATCCTGCCCGGTGCCGGCCACCGTCATTTCTTCCCACATGTAAATCGTGTTGCCGCTTTCGCTAGTGCCGTAGCTGCCGGTGATTCGGCCCACTATCGCCTTGCTGCCGGCGGTGCCGATTTCAATTGCGTTGCCGTTCATCGAAAGCGTCGCGCCTTCGCCTGCTCGAAGCAATGGTAGCCTAGTTGGCTCTTGTTTCATCATCACACGGCATCCGGGTCGCTGAACAACAATTGGAACGGGAACGAAGGATAAACAGGCTTCTGGTTCAATGTCGATTCTACGTAATAATGGTACCGGCCACCGGCGCCAAACCACGGGAGCAGATTGTGCCCACCTGGTACGTTGTTGCCGACTCCCGCCGGCGGTAGGTGTGCCGGGTCTTTCTCTGGGTCAAACCGGCTGAATGTCATTTCAAGATCAACCAATTTCAAGGGCGAAACAATTGCCGGAGGCCCACCGCCGCCAAGGCCAACAAACCCGGGATAAGCTGGAACGTACCGGCGGTAGCTCATCGCCTGAAACAATAGGGTGCCCGGGCTGTATGTATTCCAATCAATCTGGTTGACATGTCCCAAGGCCTCGTAAATGTATCCATAGTGCCGGCTGTTGGGTTCCAAATATGTAATTGGAACTTGGTACCAAAATATCTTTAGGCCTGTTTTGCGTTGAATTATTCGCACTTGCCCGGGAAGGGTGGCGCCGTTGGGGTTGTTGGTTCCGGCGCCGCCTTCGGCGCGAAACTTAAACTGTCCCTGCTGCGCCGTTATGAATTCTGCTGAAGGAACTTCGTCATAGTCTGTAAACCTGTCCCATTCCTTCGCCCATATGCTGTTTTGCGATACCCCGTTATCGTCAATCCAGTCCATCTTGCCGACTTCGATTGCCGTATCTCTCAAAACAGCGTAGGGTCTTGGCGCAAAGGTTATTTCGCACCGGTATAATAAATACTTGGCAAAGTTGGGAAGCGCTGGCGCTTCCAATCCGTTGGTATAAACTTCCGAGGTAGTTCCGTTCACGTCGAAGCTTACGCCGGAGATCGCCACGTTTTCGGCGAATAACCACGGGAACTGAGGGTGCGCCAATGGTAGCACCCGAATCAAGGCGCCGTTGCCCTTGGGGGTAGAGCTTCCGATTATTTCTGTAATCACATCGGGTAAATCGTACTTGGCGGGGTCAACAAACCCCACCATGGTAGCTTTACTGCCGCCCATGTTATGGTTGCTGCTGCTGACTTGCCGGAGGCTTTCCACGAATTCAAACGCCATGGATTAGCTCCCGTAAATGAGGGCGCCGGCTGCCGAACCAATGCCGCGGCCCACTGCGCCAATAGTGTAATCGTATGCTGTTGCAATGCCGGAGCCTACCGCCTGCACCGCTGATTTCACGGGCTTGGGAATCAGGCTTGCCACGCTGCTGGCGATCTTAGCCGGAAGGGCATTGATTGCCGCTACCAAGTCCGTGCCGTTGCCGCCGATGCCTTCCAGCTCCGCCACCATGTCCGCGTAGAAGTCTTCCGGTTTCTTCCCGGCCTTGCCACCGGGGACCACCGAAGCAATAACCGCCGCTAGTGCCGCGTCCCTGCCCACCGACTCAATACTTTTTACTTGTGCATTCTGCGCCGCCGCGATGCCTTCGGCGCTTGCCTTCGGCGCCGCTAGCCCCTTGAAAAACTTGGTGAGATTGGAAAGCGCCGACGTGAACCCGAAAAACTTCATAAGGCTTGCAATCCCGCGCACCAATACCGCCACGAGGTTATTCATTGCTGTTTTCACGCCTTCGGCGAAGTCTTTCAGCACGTCGCCCACATTGAAACCGAATAGGTCTCGCATAATACCGACAAGCGCCGTTACCAGCGTTCCAAATGCTAGCCAAATGGCCTTGGCCACCGACGCCAATGCTGTGAATATCGGGGCGATTGTGGTAAATATGTCAGCTATCATTTCTATGATGGGCATCCAGGTTTCTGCTGCAATAAAAAACACTTCCGTTATTCCGTCAATAGCTGGCCCAAGCGATTGGATAATGCTGCCAAACGCATCGGCCACGGCTCGCGCTACTGGCAAGAATGCGGAAGCAAGGTCTTTGATGATTGGAACGATAGCTTGCATGATTGGGGCCAAGGCCGTGCCGATAACCGCGGTAAGGTCCCGCGTTGCCATGTCCAGTTGCACCATGATTCCCGGGTTCACCGCATCGACAAACGAGCCGATCTTGCCCACCAAACCTTGCACCATTTCAAGGAACGCCACGGGCGCCGCCGCCAATGCTGCCGCCCCGGCTGCCATGCCGCCGGTGGCTGCTCCGACTGCCGCGCCGCCGGCCTTGGCTATTGCTCCGCCTGCCGCCTTCATGCCACCTGCCGGAGCTGCTCCCGGTGCCGCTGGCGTTGCCAATGTTTGGTTTGAACTGCCGGGCGCCTTCGCCTTGGGTGTCGCCATGGCCTTCATAGCTGCGTCGTGTTCCGCCTTGGCGTCTACCTTACGCTGGGCCAAGGCCTTGGCGCTGGCTGCCTCTTGCGCTTCCGCTAGGTTTTGATCGGCGTCTGCCGCCGCCTGAACTGCTGCCTGATATTCTGCCGCCGCCGCCGCCGTTGCCTTGCGCGCTTCGTCAAGCGCGTCGGCCATTGCTTGGGTGGGCGTCTGAAGGGTTTCTAGCATGGCTTGGGTTTCGGCTTCTTCTGCCGCTTGGCGCTTGGCAAGGCCTTGTTCCAAGCCTAATTGCGCCGCGGTGTTGGCGTCAATTGCCGCCTGTAGCGCTGGGTCGATAATAACTTCCGCCGGTTCGCCTTCCGCCGGGTCTGCCGTAGCTGTTCCGCCTTCCTGTTCCTTAAGCGCTTCGACCACGGGTTTGGCTGACTGTTCCGGCGTTGGTGTTGCCGGGGGCTTCTTTCTTAACCATGCCACCATTGCCGTTGCCATGGGGGCTTGACGCTTGAAAAACTCGCCCACCGATGCAAACAGACCACCGCCGGCTTCGGGCGCCGCCATGGTCTCACGTCCCGTATCCGCGGTGTCTGCCGTCGGGCCTGCTGTGGCATCGGGCATACTCCCGGCAATGGTTTCAAGGGCTGCCGAATACCGCGCCAAGGCCGTGATCAGCTCGCCAAGGCCACCGGCGCCGCCACCGGGCCCACCTGCCGCCGTCATGTCAATGCTGGCCGCCATGGTTGCCCCCTGTTTTCTGCCGCCAAGCTGCTTCAAGCTGCGCTTGATTGATTCCTAGACTGATTCCCATTGCGAAGTATTCTAGCCGCTCCTGCTCCGCTTGTTGCGCCGGCGTTAGTTCCGCCCCTTCGTGATCCGCCGGTACCGGTAACGGGATGCCTTCCTTGTCCCGAGGTCGATAATAGCACTCGATGATCTGCCTGTCGGTTAGTTCTGCGATCTGGGCAAACGTGAGTTGGTACGGTTCGCCGGTGAGGTTGGCGTAGAGCGCCCACGC